CACTTTGGCGCAGTCTCAGGTGGCGTCGTTCTCTCCCTTCGGCGTAAGTCCTTTGCCCGCGAGGGTTGCAAAAAGGGCATAGGGGACTTTGGAAGGGTGGCCGAGTGGTTTAAGGCATCGGTCTTGAAAACCGTCGTGTGGGAAACTGCACCGTGAGTTCGAATCTCACCCCTTCCGCTGATTATTTGGGCCTCTAGCTCAATCGGTTAGAGCATGCGACTATACCTCGGATGAGGCGCGTATGCGGGATGCAAATCGAGATGCGTTCCTTGAATCCTTGGGTTGGAAGGTGATCAGAATCCGTTGGTCGGATTTCAAGAAACTCAACGAAGAAAATAAAAACCTCTTCGTGAACGGTATCCTATCTCAAATCAAATCTTGCGCCGATATCATAATCGGTTAATGAATCGGTCTCATACACCGACATATCTCGGTTCAAGTCCGAGTCGGCGCATACGACAAACGGCTAGGGGGGGTCACTCCCTAGCCGTTTTTTTTGGCCCACCGTGATTCATATCCAAGGACCTGTTCAGGGTCATCTCGCTGTATCCGGTGGGATTGACTCTATGGCGGTTTTTCACCTTCTCACCAGAGGTAAGAACCGATTGGACGGGGTTATTCACGTCCACCACGGGTCCGAATATGCAAACAGAGCCGAAGCCCTAGTAACTGCCACCTGTGCAGAACTCGGGGTCGGCTTAGACGTCTACCGGATCAAGCCCAATACAGAACAAGGCTGGTCCGAAGAACGTCGCAAGATATTCAATCGGTATGCCAGGGTGATGACCGCTCATCACCTTGATGACGTGCTGGAGTGGTATGTCTACACCATGTTGAGATACGGGACTGGGCGCATAACGCCGTTTCAAACGGGGAACGTCGTACATCCGTTCCGTATGAGCAGCAAGGCTGATCTAGTAGACTATGCTTCACGGCATGGCGTGAGGTTTTGTGAAGACCCAACGAACTCAGATGGAAGCAATGCCAGATCTAAGATCAGGGCTATTCAACCTGTATTGGAAGAGATTGCCCCGAACTTGAGGGGTAAGATAAAGAAGTCTTTGCAGGAGTAACTCAGTTGGTAGAGTGCCAGCCTTCCAAGCTGGCTGTCGCGGGTTCGAACCCCGTCTCCCGCTCAACGCGAGGTTGGTGGAATTGGCAGACACCCAGGATTTAGGTTCCTGCGCCTGAAAAGGCATGAGGGTTCGACCCCCTCACCTCGCACATCACGTTATCCCGCTTATCTAGCCGAGGGTCTAGTCACTAGAATAGATCGGAGAGACCCATGAGTCTTAGAAGTCGCAGGGCGGACAGTCAGTTCCAGCAGCAGCTGGAAAACGCCGGAACCCTCTCCGGCGTAGATGCTTCCATTGCTCACCTGATGGTTGAATCGGGTGATGGCGCGAAGGACAAGATCAAGGTAAGCAAGGCCAGCATCGCGGCGGCTGCACTGAAGCCGTCTCAGACGACGATGGTCTTGGAAAAGGCCGTCGGCATGGCCTTGAACATGCTTGCTAAGGGCAAGATCGGCGGCGACTTGAACGCCCTGATCTCTGCTGACAACTACATCATGGATGGGCACCACAGGTGGGCTGCTGCGATCATCGCTGGCGGGAAGTCTGCCAAGGTCGAGGGCTACAAGGCTTCTCTTCCTGGAGAAACCCTCCTCAAGGTCTTGAACATTCTCACGATCGGCAAGTTCAACGTGAGAAACGGCAAGCCAGGCAAGGGCTCCTTGGCGATGTTCACGCCGAAGAACGTCGCGGACCTACTCGAAGAGTACGCGAACAACGGCGTTCCGGGTGAGTTCCCTGTTCCCGCGGATAAGGTCAAAGAGACGTTCGAAAAGAACTTCGGTTCGGTTGAAAACGCCATCATCACGATGGCGAACAACGTCAAGGCCATGAATCATTCAGTTCCGGGCTGGGCTCCTGATCGCAAGGAAATGCCCGTGATTGACCCTGACAAGGGCCATGTAGAGCCGGCAGTGAAAGCCTTGCAGCAGGGAGAGGTCGACTGGGCCGCTCCGTACAAGCAGGCTGGTTTTAGGGTGACTTCCTCGCAGAGGAACTCTCTGATTCGCTTGGCCTCTACGATGCCCGTCGGTTCCGTTGAAAGACGGAGACTCTTGTCTCTCGTCAAGTGATATCTTAGGGCGGTATTCATCTGCCCTTCTTGGAAAGATGGCCGAGTGGTTTAAGGCGCACGATTGGAAATCGTGTGTGGGCTAACACCTCACCGAGGGTTCGAATCCCTCTCTTTCCGCCAAGAGGAAAACCTGTGTCATGTCACCCTATGAAAACGATATTGAGAAGATCAAACGCGCATTGAGGTCCTCACATGCCGTGAGATTCAATCTTAACACGGTTGATATTGACCTGGACGAAGAGTATATCCCGGTAGTTCGTAAAAGAGAACCCAAGTTTCTAGAACAGCCTTCCGAAGAGAACGAATCCAGCAGGAGCCGCGATTCGTTCTAGCGACTGCTATGAACGTACTCGTGCTCAACTTCGTGTACAGACCGATTGCCGTGATGTCATGGCAAGATGCTGTGACGAATGTATATAGCGGGCGTGCCGAGATAATCGAGCGCTACCCTGACCGAACGATCAGGTCGGCCTCCCAAGAGTGGCCGATGCCTTGTGTAGTCCGATTCCTGCGTAAGAAGACTTCGCGCTGGTTCAAGTGCGAGCCTCGGTTCACACGCAAGAACGTCTGGATTAGAGACAGAGGCCGATGTCAATACTGCGGCAAATCCATCATGATTCAGCAGTTCACCCTAGATCACGTCATGCCGAGGTCACGGGGAGGCAAGACCGATTGGGGCAATATCGTTGCTGCCTGTGATTCATGCAATCAAAAGAAGAAGGCGCGAACACCTGTTGAAGCAGAAATGAATCTGCTCACAAAGCCTGAAGCACCTCAGGTGTTGCCTGTAGTCAATGACTCAAACGACCCTAACAGGTTGAGGGCTATCCCAGAGGTCTGGAAGGCTTATTTAGCCTCTTAGATGAGCGGCCCTAGCACGTACCCGCCTGAAATGAAAAGAGCCGTCTAGGGGCTTCCTAGACGGCTCTTTTTGTCTGGTCTACCGAAGAAATTCTCGGTAGACCATCGGCTAGGCTTGAATATAGTCAAAAAAAACCGCCGAAGGGTTTTATCCCGACGACGGCTTTCTTAGCACCGTGCCCTATTCAAAGGGCAGTCACGATCAGGCGCGGGTGATCGTGAGGCGGGCGAGGCCCTTGGGGTTGTACGCGCCGATGCCGAGGTTCTCGAACACCGAGAAGCCGATCGTGCGGGCCTTCGGGTCGTCAGCGGAGAGAACCGTGAGCTCCGTACGGACCGGGATACGGCCGAACATCTCAGGCTCGCAGCAGACGTACACCGTGCCGACCGGAACGAGACGGCTGACGATGACCTGCGCGCCCCAAAGCGTAGCCATAAGGCCCGTCTTGAGGAGGTCACGCTGGCTCTCGATGTCGAGAATGTCACGACCGAACTTACGGAGGTCCGTGTAGTCCTGCGCGTTCATGAACACGCGGGCAACGCGGAGGTCGTGACGCTCGATCAAGCCGTAGGCGTCGGCGAGAACCGCGCCGCTGATCGGGGCAACAACCGGAATGTCGGGGTTGATGCCGCCAGCGACGGAGTCAAAGCCCGACGTCGCGATCGCGTCGAGAACGGAGAACACGCGCTCGTCCTCGGCAGCCTGGATCTGCGCACGGGCGAGATCCTGAGCGCGCTCAATGAGGTCGTAACGACGCTCCTTGATCTGCGTCAGGGGGATTTCGGGGTTCGACGCAATCTCGAACAGGGGGAAGATGACACGGCGCGGCTTGGTGATAGCGACGATGTTCTCGCCTTCCTCACCAACCACGAACGCCGTGACGTCCGGGTCCTTGTCGTAGATCGGGAGCGCACCGTCCGGGAGCTGCTCGACCAGGAAGGTCTTGCGGCCCACCGCCATGTAGTCACGGCGGAGGCGGAGGGGCTGCGTCATCGAGGCAGCGAGCTTCGCACGGCCCTGAGGCGTCGAGATGTACTCGCTGATGAGCTTCTGCTTCACGCTGTTGTCGATAGACATTTTGGTTAGCCCTTCCTATCAGATTCGCTGGTCGAAGACGATCTCGGGCTGAACCGAGTCGGCGGGCATCTTGAGAATACCGAGGACGTAAGTCGGCAGGATAACTGCGTTCTTCGCCTCAGCGCCAACGTCCGCGACCGCCGAGATATCGGCGTTCGCGGAGTCCATAGCGGGCATCAGGTAGCCATTGCGGCTCGCCATGAGGGGCTGACCGACCGT